AATAGAACAATACATTTAGTCTTTATTTTTACTTTAAACTTACTATCTTAATATAAATTTTGAATTTTGGATAGAGTTTTATTTAAATCTAATAAAATAGGTATTAAAAAATCATCCGTACATGGTTGGGGTGTGTTTGCATTGGAAGATATTGAAATCGGTGATTTAATTGAGGAATGTCTCTACGTTCCAATAGAAACCTATAATGAGGAGGATATAATAACACATTACTCATTTCCATACCCAAGAGTTTTTGGTGAAATTAAAGATAGCAATAAAAAAATACATAAGTTAATTCAAGTAGTTGTATTGGGTTATGGTTCATTATATAACCATTCTTTAAACCCGAATGTTGATTATATAACCAACACTGAATTAGATATATTTGAATTTATATCATTTAAGAAAATAAAAAAGGGTGAGGAATTATTTATAAAATATGACAAGAACCCAGTGTTTATTAAAAAGGAAAAGATAGTTTAGTTATAAGGGTTATATATTTATATGTATGGAAGAAAAGAAAAAATTAAAAGCTCTGTGTATTTCGGGTGGTGGGTCAAAGGGAGCCTTTGGTGGTGGTGTTGCACAATACCTAATAGAGGAAGAAAAAAAAGAATACGATTTATTAATCGGTACATCCACAGGTAGTTTACTTGTCCCGTTTATCGCGATTAAAAAAATGGATACATTAAAAGAGGTGTATACCACAGTAACACAAAAAGATATTTTTAAAATAAACCCCTTTAAAGTTAAAAGTGATACTAATGGGGTAGTAAAGGTAGGTATAAATTTTAAGAATGTATTATGGAATATATTAATTAGAAGGAAGAAATCTTTTGGTGATGCATCTAACCTTAAAAAACTAATAAGGGGGTTTATGAGTGAAAAAGATTATCGAAAAATAAAAGATTCTGGAAGAGAGGTAATTTGTACCACAACTAATTTAACATTAGGTGTTCCGGAATATAAATCAACAAAAGAATACGGGTATAAAGATTTTTGTGACTGGACATTGGCTTCTGCAACTGTACCACCATTTATGGAGGTTGTTGAAAAGGATGGTTATGAATATGCTGATGGTGCAATATTAGAACATGCTGCAATACAAGAAGCGATAAATAGGGGTGCTAAGGAAATAGATGTTATTATTCTTAGGAAAGAAGAGTCCGAGTTACCCCCAGAATTAATTAGAAATGCTTTTCATTATATATTCAGAACAATAGATTTAATGATGTTGGAAATAGGTAGGTCAGATATTCAGATAGGAAAATTAAAAGCTAAAGATGAAGATGTTAAATTAAATTTTTATTATACACCAAGAAAACTTACAAATAACTCATTAATATTTAATAAAGAAAATATGGCGTCATGGTGGGATGAGGGATACATATCCGCACAAAAAAGATTTTGTAAAACATATACATTATCCGGTAAAAAGAAACCTAAACTTTTTTATGATGGAACAATATCTTAATGTTCACCATAAATATCCTTTTTAGGATCACATTTCTCCTTTATAATTCTTTCTACAAAGGCAAACATTTTAAATCCGTTTTCTTCACAATATTTTTTTAATATAGTATGTGTTGATGGTGTAATCTTTAGATTTTTAGTCCTTTTCATTTATTTTCTTTTTAATGGGGTAAATTTGATTTTATAGAGGTGAATATAATTTATTTGTGTTAATAATAACATATTATTTTACATTATATATGTGTATTATACCCTAAATTTTAGAATAATAAATAGTAAGTATGACAAAAGTATGAAAAAAGTCATACTTATTTTGTAGTATTACCACAAAAAGAAATTTTTCTAAAAAACTAGCATATTTATAAATAAAAGAATTACATAATATAATATAAAAAATAAAATTAAATGGCATCAACAGATAGAATATTTGTAAGTCCAGGTGTATTCACATCAGAGAAGGACTTAACATTCGTAACTAGACAAGTGGGGGTAACATCATTGGGGTTATTGGGGGAGACACCTAAAGGTCCCGCTTTTGAACCGGTTTTCATCTCAAATTATGATGAATTTATAAGTTACTTTGGATCTTTGAATCCGGAGAAATTTAAAGGTACTGGATTTCATAAATATGAACTAAATTACATCGCAAAATCGTTTTTAACACAAACCAATCAACTATATGTAAGTAGAGTATTGGGAGTATCAGGATATAAAGCAGGAAATGCTTGGAGTATAACATTGGATGCGGCATACGACCCATCAACAGAGACTAGTATTTCTACTGGCGCTACTGGTGGAATTAGTATATATTCTGCAACAACTGCGGGAACACCACTATCTATTACTTTTGATAGTCCTCTTTTACAAGCATTATATGATGCAGGAGAAATAACATCATCATTTACCTCTATTGGTTTATTGGACACAGGAAGTACGATATCTACTACTACCCCATCATATATAAAAAATGAAACTGATTGTACTTTTAGTGGGGCAACTTTTGAAATGGAAGTAACCGCAACAGGAACGTCAGGTTCTTTTGTAACAGGTACCACTTCAGGTACTGTGGTAACATACACCGCAAGTTGTTATAGTGATATTGATGGTAGTGTTATTGCAACACTTAGATCTAGAGCTGTCTATGGTGGTGATCAAATATTAGACTTTGAAGTTAGCGGTGTAACCGATACCGAGATGTCAAATACTGCTAACATTGTTTCAGACCCATTTGCATCATTTAGTATTACAGGTACTGCAAGTGATGGAGACGCATTTAGTTACTCAGTATCTATGGATAGGTCGAAGAAAAATTACCTTCCAGGTGTATTCGGTAGTAAGTCACAAGATAAAGAAACAGAATTATTTGTAGAGGAAATTTATCACAATGTATTAGATGATTTATACGCTGCTGGTAAGGTTAAAGGTTTAGATATAACGTTTAATGGTATAGGAGAAGGAACAGCTAATGATTTAGATGATTACCAAGAACAATGGAAATCAGCATCATCTCCTTATGTATTATCAGAATTAAGGGGTAGTGTTTTACAGAGGTTATTTAGATTTATAACAATATCTGATGGAGATGCAGCAAATGAAGATGTTAAATTTTCAATTATTAATATTAAACCAGATGATAAAACTTTTGATTTAGCAATAAGGAAATTTAATGATAACGATTCTAATATGTCAATTGTAGAAAAATATTCTAGAATTAGTATGGATCCAGCTAACACAGGGTTTATAGGTAGAAAAATTGGAACTTCAGATGGTGAATATCCATTAAAAAGTAAATATATAATGGTAGAGATGGCAGATAATTACCCAATTAATGGTATACCTGCAGGGTTTGAAGGATCTTTAAATAGGGAATACATTGGAACTAGAACATCATTACCACCACAAATTGAATACAAAACAGTATATGGTGAATTAAATTCGTCACAATTAAGAAAAACTTATTTAGGTTTAAATACACAAATAGGTGTTGATCAAGACTTCTTTGATTATAAGGGAATTAATAATGTTAATAGTGGTCTTTGGACTGGTAAAACTGACGGATTCCATTTAGATGTAAATTCATTAGGAGCTGAAATATCAGATGGTAACAATAGTTATTTTCCAATATTACAAGTTGGTATATCAGCGTTTACAACAGATGCTAGTTTAGTCGGTGGTCCATATGAAAGATTATCATCTAGGAAATTCACATTTGCACCTTATGGTGGATATGATGGTTGGGATGTGTATCGAACACAAAGGACAAACAATGACAACTATACCAAAACAGGTAGTAAAGGTGCTGATGGGTTATTATCTGGAACGTTTACACCATACACCACAAGTGAAGGTGATGAAGGAATAACTTCAGATTATTATACATTCTTAGAGGGGTTATATACATATAACAACCCAGAAGCTGTAAATATTAATGTATTTGCATCTCCAGGGTTAGATTTAAGGGATCAACCAGGGTTAATTGAAAATGGGGTAGATGTGATTGAAACGGATAGAGCAGATTCATTATACATTATAACAACTCCTGATACTGATGATGATGGAGTTGCATTAAGTCAATCAGAAGCGGTGGCAATAGTAGATGATTCTGGAATAGATTCAAACTACTCCGCTACATACTGGCCATGGTTACAAATGAATGATACGGAAAATAATCAATATGTGTGGTTACCGCCAACATTAGAGGTTGTTAGAAATATTGCATTAACAGATAATGTCGCATTTCCTTGGTTTGCAGCAGCAGGTTTAAATAGAGGTACAACAAACGCAATTAAAGCGAGAGTTAAACTTACTTTAGATAATAGAGATACTTTATATGAAGGAAGAATTAATCCAATGGCAACATTCTCAGATGTGGGAGTTGTAATATGGGGTAATAAAACCTTACAATCTGCGGATACTGCACTTAACAGAATTAATGTTAGAAGATTGTTATTACAAGCTAGAAAACTTATTTCAGCGGTTTCAATCAGATTATTATTCGAACAAAATGATGAAGTTGTAAGAAATCAATTTTTAAGTATGGTTAACCCTATTTTAGATAATATCAGAAAAGAAAGAGGGTTAATTGATTTTAGAGTTGTGTTGGATGATACACCAGAATCAATTGATAGAAATGAATTGAATGGTAGAATATTTATTAAACCAACAAGATCATTAGAATATATAAGTATTGAATTTAACATCACTAACACTGGTGCTAGTTTC